TGAAATAGCTCTGGCTGTCAAGGGTCATTCATTCAAATTAGTTTGAAGGAGCATCGTCCATTAGCGGCTGCCTTCGGGGTATGACTACTTCCTGCAAAAACCTCTGTCGTGCTTGCGGAAGCGATACCCCTGCCGCTTCTGCATCTGCTTTCCAATACATATCAAACTCGGCTTTATCAGCCCATGATAGTGAGTCCCACGGGTCAGCAGATTGAGTCAACTGCTTCGGAACGTGACGGCGTTTGGCGGCGATTGCGGGTTCGCTGCGAGGCGGCATTCCCCATAACCCTTGAAGTCGCTGAGGGACTGTTATTAGTTCGTCCTCTCTTTCCCGATTTCGCCACATCTCAGCGTCGTTCGATTCTTTCAGTTCCTGAATCTCTACTTCGTATTGTTCGATCAGATGAATACATCGCTGCTCTGCTTTGAGCGCGCGATGCTTCCAAAATCGAACTCTGGCTAAGAGACGAAAGAACTTTTTCATTTCTTGGTTTTCTTAACGACCTTCGGATTCTTCTTTACCGCAGCCTTCTTCGGTGCGGCCTTTTTCTTGGCGGCTTTCTTCTTTGGCGACTTCTTCTTGGTTTCCACCTGCTCAACCGTTTTAGCAAGCTCATCAGCAATCGTTGCCACAGATTGATCGGCATCGTTGACGATTGGTTCGGCGTCTACAACTTGCTCGTATCCTTGATCGGAACTTACAGCAGGCTCAGGTGGCGCGTTCAACACGGCATTCTCAAACGCTGCGAATGGCCCATCATCGGCCAACTTCGTCGCCATGACTGCCTCAGCCCTTGCAGTTAGCATGTTGCGATACGATTCGATTAGGTCGTCATAGACAGGTTGATGCGCTTGCTTTGTTCCGTTCCACGCGGCGCGGCAGGTGTCGATGATGGTCATTTCTTTTTCAGCCCCCGAAGCACGAGGGCCAGTCTCGCTCGCTTGCCCGTCGTGCCACTGTCATGTTTATGTTCGGAGGCGAACTGCATAGGGGATTCTCCCGCCTTCTTAGCAGAAGCGGTCAACGCGCCTTTTTTCATGTGGATCTTCTGAATCCACTTTGCGGCCATGATGCGACTCCTAGCCGTAGATGCCAACGCCAAGGTGAGACGTGCTCGGATCTTCCGACGCCCAAGTGTCCTGAACCAAGTCCTCGACCGTGGTTGCGGCTTGGATTCTGGCATCTGAAAGATCCCCGAGTGCCGCGCCGCGCCGAATTGCGTTGACGATGTTCAGCCGTTGCGCTCCCGCTTCCGCGCCTGCGGTAACAACCGCTGCGTTCACATCAGCCACCAAATCTTCCGCCGTAGTAGCGTTTGCAACTTGCGTGTTAGATAAATAGCCGCCGGTGAATGCTTGGCGAAGCGAATAGCCAACCGTTTGACTAAGCACTCTGTTTTCTGCTGGATATGTAGTCAAGCCGCTCAAGGTGTTACCCTCCTAGTTAATGTGCTTCCAAGACTTGCGACTTACAATATCGCCAATCGTGTAGGCGGTTAATGGATAGTCTCGACTAATGGAAACTAAGGTTTCCCCAGTCGAAGCGCGCGCCCGAATAGCACGCACGTCATCGTCTGAAATTTTCGCTCGATAGTGATCCTTGCCTTTTGGAAGAATATCATCACGCAGCCCGATCGCGGCGGCGTGTCGCATGTTCTCCAATTTTGATGTCCATTCAAGATTATCAAGGCGGTTGTCCCTTTTGATTCCGGTTTTGTGGTTTATCTCCGGTAACATTTCAGGGTTCGGAATAAACGCTTTACCGATTAATCGGTGTACTTTAGGAAACTTCCCATATAAGTGCTTTAGGTTGAGATATGTATAGCCGCTGCTATCAGCACTGCCGCGTACAATATGGGGTTCTTCTGCGCGCTTAGTCTCATATCCTGCTCCCCAACCTTTGCGGTGCGTTTTAATCCACCAACTTCGCACTCGCCCGAAACTCGAAACGTCGTAGCCTTGATATTTCGTCTTTCGCCAAAACTCTACTTGACTCCGCTGCCATTCTGACAGCAATATCATCGCGGTCATCGTATTCTCCTTTGAAAAGTTTCTACGGTGGTCAGGGCGGCGAGGTTGGTGTACCTCAGTCGCCCAACTTATTTCATGCCCATTCGAATATTCTTGATGCCGCGCTTCTTCGGCACGTACTCCGGTTTGCCCTTCTCCGAACCGCCGGCGAAGTCATGCAACTGCCCGCGGTTCATATTGAGAACACCCTGATTTTTAGCATACAGCTTTTCAGGTGCGTGTTCCGCGATCTGCATCATTTTCTGTTGGGCTATGCTTCGGCTGGGCATCGCCGCTTACTATAAGGCTTTATTGTGTCTTTTAGCAACGGTTTTCATTTCAATGGCTGTCCGAATTCGTCCGTAGGTACGTCACCCTTCTTCTTCAAGGACTTTTTGACCAGCCACTCAGCCATCTCGGAAGTCATGTGGGCTTGGTTGGGGTGCATTGTCGCCATCAACTCAGAATGGTGGTATCCGGGAGCGATGAGCGCGTGGATCTTCTGCGATTCTGTTGCTGGCTGATCGATTGGCCCAAACCTTACGAGGATACCGCGAGTGCTGTCGTTCTCATCGTCGTCCTTCTTAGCTGGCTGCTCAACAGTTAGCCCTTTGTCCGTGAGTTTGATCGGTACGTTGCGCCAGTTGAAAGCACCATCACGGTGACGTTTCATTCCCGCATCGTCCACAGGAGATATGAACTGCCGATCTGAAACAATATCGAACCACGCAGGTCGTCCCAGTTTCCATCGTCCATCTTCCCCTTTTTCGTCACGATGAAATGGATGAGGTTGAGAGCGATCGGTTTGCAGATAATGTCGCCACTGGGCTACGCCAGCGTGTTTTGAGATGTCCATGAACGGATTAAAGTGCCAGCCATGCTTCGAGTTCAGCACCATCCGTTCGCCTAACTTCTCATGCGACATATCTTCTCGCTCGAATGTTTCATCAGGCCACAATTCACTTCGGATGATTACTGCCTGTTCGTCAATTCCCACTCCGGTAAATGTACGTCCTCGGTAACGAAAGATTGTCCCTGACAACTCAAACGCTTGCGGAACTTTGGTTAGGAAAGACCAAGCGCTTTTGTGATGGCCCGTGTATCCGATATCCAGCCCTACATCACACGGCCAGTCAGAAGGTATGCGCCGCATTTTGTACTTCTGCTCGAATTGCGACCATGTAATGACGTGCAGCTTGAGAATTCGATCATCGTACTCCGGCAGCACTCGTTCCTCTTTTGCCACCGTCATATCGTGCTGATATTCCGCGAGAAATGCGGGTGGCCCAACGCGATTCAGAGTTGTCTGCCAGTTCTCGATGGAGATACCAGGCCAGTTCGATTCACCCTTTGTGATAACCGAATATGGCCCTTCGCTGGATTGGCGCACTTCATAGTCGAAGTTCTTCATTGCGCCTACAGGTCGTTGACTCATTGAGCCATCTTCTTCAAGTTCGCCAAACACAGTACGAACAGCAAGGGCGAGTGACGCTCCGGTGAGCATTCGATTTACTACTGAGTTTTCATGGATGGGATTCTGCGGGACTAATACGCGGGTGCGCTCATTGCCCATCGGAAGGATTGAACGAGTAAGTATCTGTTCCTTGTGTTCGACTACGTGAGGCGAATCACCTAATTCATCAAGATCATCAATCACGAGAAGTGATGGGCGAAGATTTAGAACCTTACCACCGCGAATCGCTACGTCGGCGCCGACCGGACGGATAGCCCAACCGCCTTTGGTCATCAGGAATTCCTTTGACCATCCATAGCGGTTGTTGTGAGTGCCCATTTTGGGCGATCCAAGCCACGGATAAATGTCTGCAACGTGCTCAGATTCAATTCGATCACGAATAGCGGTGACGTGTTCTTCGGCTTGTGCTTGCTTGCCTGAATAGAAGATTACATAGCCACTTTTCAGGAGTGCCCCTTCGGCGATACATGCCCACTCGATATTTGAGCTTTTCCCCGTTTCGCGAGCGTGAGGCAGGAAGCCAATTAGCTCGCGTGGATCAAGAGTTTCACCCTTCCGAATCTTCTGTAAGACACCCCAGTTCCACTCCCAGAACCGTTTCTGAATTGGCGCGAGTTCACGGGTAAAGGTCGAAGCACCTAGAGTCTTTAACCAAATCTCCCATCCCTGCTTTTCCAGCTCTGCGGCTTTAGATGGCCGAAACTGCGCGATGATGTCTAACGCGGCGCGTTCAAAGACTGGATCAACC